CCTCAATGGCGCCCCTAACTGGACCTTGAACGAGCGTTTCTCCCAGGGTGGAAAAGTCTCCCTCTTGTTCTTTTCGATAGCGTTCAGCAGTTCGCTTGGCAACATCTGGGTCGTTGGTCTTTACATAAACAACCTCGTTTCCAACTAAAACTGGAATCATGATATTATTAATCTGCTTCTAATATTTTGGCACCAGGGGCAGCAAGGTCTCCAAGGGGAACACCAAGTTCTCTGGCAATTTTTTCTAAAGACTCCTCTGGGAGCTCTAATAATGTTGCTCTCCTTTCAACTGCTGTCACTTCATCCAGAACACCTTGCTCAATTAAATATTTCACAATGGCATTAGCTATTTGTTGGTGTTTAGCAGCAGCTTCTTTTGCAAAGTAAGCGCCTTGAGGATATTGCATCATCATTACTGTTTCCACTGGCAATCCACTCATACGAGCTAATTCTTCAGCTTCTTGCGCGGCAACCGTTTCAGCAGGAACCGTTCCGAGTCTTTCCTGTTGGTACATTATGCCCAAATCACCGATCGATGTGGGTCTTTCATACATGAGATCCACAAAGCGACTTAGTGCTCTGGATCGATCTTTTTTGTCCTTGACTTTTTTCAGTCGTTCTTGTTCTTCGGCCACAGCTGCCATCTGTTCTTCTGTCAGCCCTTCCAGCTTGGCCAGCATTTCTGCTTTTTCTTCATCGTTCAAACCAGAAAGCAAATCTTTTACTACCCAACCAAGAGTACCAAGAGCGCCTACTGCGCCGACTCTCGTTGCCAGTTTACCAGCCCTTGCCCAACGCTGGTAAGCCCCAATCTGTCCTTCTCCAAACGGATTTCTCTGCCCTGGTTTACCAATCAGTAAGTCTCTTGCTGCTGTTCCTTTTCCTTTAAACACATCAGCCGCCCGCTGAGTTATGCTTGGAGGTGGTTTAGCGCCCTCTAAAACCCCTTGTGGACCGCCAGTATAAGGTCCTACTGGACGTCTGGACGGACTTCTAATAGCTTTCGATGTAGGGCGCTGTGATACTGGCTCTTTTATTGGTCCCTTAATAACGCCACCTTTTGGAGTAACAACCGGTTTCGCCGCAGTAGTTGGCACAGGAGTTCTTGCGGTTATTCGTGGAGCTATCTGGGACAATATCTGTTTTGGCAACCCGGTTCTGAGCAAGCTAGTTATACCAGCAAGCCCTGGCGCAAACTCAAGCTCTCCTGACAAAAATGGATTTTCGTCGCTTTCACCTATCCTCGCCATTCGATCAATAAACTCTTGGTTTTTTCTTTTGAAAAACCCTCCAACCCCTTTGCCTGCTTCTCCGGCTTGATTCGCTTGTAGCCATTGGATTGCAGCCATTCTTGTTCTAATATCATCAGACTCTAAAGCCTCAAGAACCCATTCGGGTATCTCCGCTTCTTCCACTTCTGGATCACCACCATCCTGCATGTGGATGGGAACCAAGCCGCTGACAATGCCGCCATCGTTGTATTTTTTGGGCTTTTCAACATAGCCGCCTTCGCTAAACCAACCGCTTACCATATCCCACAAGTCTTTTAGGTTCGATCCAGCATCAATTATTTTTCCAATTCCTGTTGGCTCTGATTTCCACTCTGGTTTTACAGACTCCGTTGTGTAACCGCCATAGATTCTTCCAGGATCAAACCCTGCAAGCAGTGCCTGTCCTCTCATGATTCTTTCCCAAGGCTCTTGCGATTTTCTGAGCGCAGATTGATACAGCCGTGACAGTCCTTGTTGGTAAATGTCTCGTCCCTGTCCTCCATATTGGTTCATCATGTTCAGCCAGTTCATCATTTCGCCTTGTCTCTGGCCGCCCATTCCCAAAACCTGTCCAGCAATGCCGCCCAAACCACCGGCAGCGCCACTGAGCATAGACATACGCCTGGCATAATCATTCATCGCAGCTTCCTGTGCTCTCTGGAATCCTTGTCCTCTGATGCCTGCAAGTGCGCCTAATATGCCACGTTCGCTTTCTGCCTGCCTTTCTCCGGCCAACAGTCTGCCACGCGAGCCACCAAAAGCACCGCTGCTTATATCCTGTGCACGTGCAGCGATGTCCTCCTGGGCTGATGTGCGTCGCATTCGTTCCAACGTATCTTCAACCACATCGGTTTCATAAGGGTTGTAATAAGGAGAGATCATGGTGTAAGGATTGAAAGCACCCGTTGAGCCGCGATAGCCGCCAGCTGCCTCACCCATCAATTGCGATGCGGTTCCGTATGCTGGCTCGTAAGGACCGGCGCCCATGACTCCCTGGCGTGCCATCATTTGCATCGGTGTAAGCCCTGCCGTTCCTTCCAGTGGAATAGGCTGTGGCTGATCCATGAGTCCGCCGTATTGTCCGGGTGCGCCGAATACGCTGGCACCAAGGCGGCGTTGGTAGTCCTCAAACCATGGCTGCTTAAATTCGTAGCCTGCTTGCGGCGCTGTATAAATTGTTGGATCGTAACGCGTCCATTCAGATGTTGCTAAACTCATGTCAACCGCCTCTCATTTTCTTTGCCATCTGTTGGCCAAGCGCTTGTTGCAAATACATTTGCCTTGCGCCTGCCAATCGTTGCTGTTCAGGGTCCATCATCGTTTGTTGTGGTGCGCCCTGGTTCATTAATGCCATCAAGCCAATGCCTCTATTCGCCTCGGCATTGGTTACAAATTCTCCATCGGACAACATCGCCGGGATGTCATCACTGGTTTCGGTGCCAGGTCCCTCGGTCAAGCCGTTGCGACGAACGAAAGCACCATCTGCTATATATTCTACACCAGGAACATTATCGTATCCTAGGTTTTGTACCAAAGATTCCTGTGGTGGTCCCGTCATAAACGAGAATGGGCCGCCTTGGGCTATGTTATATGCTTTGGTTGGTTCCGAAGCAAATGGGTAATAAATGGGAGCCATGTCTTCCGAGCCTCCGGGAAGATAAACAGCTCCTGAATCAGCAGAGGCACCGCCTCCACTCAGCAAATCACTTAGTTGCTTGAGCCTGTCTAAATAATCTGTGGTTGCACCGGGAGCGCTTAAGCCAGAAATATTCAACAAACCACCAATGCCGCCAACGCCACCCAATCCGGCAAGTATATCTTGCCAGATAGTATCTGGCCTAGTTCCAGTTGCGATGATTTCTTCCATCGTTGGTTCGCCGCTTGAACTCACATCAGTAGCAGTGGCTGATGCTGGTGAGGCTACAGCTGATGCTACTCCTGTGGCAGCGGCGATTTGTTCAGGCGTTAAGCCACCAAGAATCCCTGAGTCTGGAGTGCCAGTAACAGTAATCTCCTCGATTGCTTTTTCAATTTCTGATTCAATTGCTTTTTCTGATTCTGGAATGTTGCTTTGAGTTTGTGAAACAGTAGATACGGGTGATCCTGCCGCCGCCAAAGAACCAATGCCCCAAATAGGAAGTATTCCGCCCAATATGTCCGTCCAATCCCATGCGGGTTTTTTTCCAGTAGCTATTATTTCTTCTATTTCTTTTTCGGCTTCGACTCCTCTTTTTTCTGGTAACGTAGACAAATCAATTTCTTCAATTTGGTCATAAGGATTCTTAGGCACTACATAATCGGAAGAAACCCACTCACCTCTTTCTTCGCTCCACTTCCATTCCTCATCATTCCATATTGATCTTGCATCGTTTTCGTTTTCCTCTCTAGGATAACCAGCGGCTGTTTGAATGTTCTGCTGTGTTTCCAGGTACTGCCGTTCTCTTTCATCTTCATCGTAGCCATAAACATCAGAGTCTGCTATCTGTTGATTCATCCAGCTAGCATATTCATCAGCTTCTTGAGAACCATACCTATATGGATCCATCTGTGGGTCTCTATCCCAAGGCGATTCTTCCCATTCAAACGGATCTCGTAACTGAGCGTGGAACAGGCGCTGACGCTCTTTTTCAGCTGCTTCTGCATCGTAGCCTCCATGGAAACCACCGTGCCACAAACCGACAATGCCACCTTCAGCCATCTGATAACCGGATCGAGCTGGGCTCTTCATGGCGTTTATCCATGCCTTTTTTTCCATATAATCGGGAGGTGCCCGGTATTCCCATTCTCTTGTTTCTGCGTTCCATCTTCTGTTTCTGCTTTTTTGTGGGCTGTATTCGTCTGAAAAGTTTCCAAACTGCTCCTCAAGTTCACCGCTAAATTCCCCAAATGGCGCCGTTCTTTGTCGCCAGCTTAACTTCATTGGATCCAAAGTGACCCACTGATCTTCTTGAATTTCAGGAGGCAACGCATAACCTGTTTCGTCAATTGGAGCCTCGGCAGCAATCGCCCCTCTTTCAAGTAGCGGTTCTTCCTGGACTCCGGTAAAAAAAGGCATTGCCATTCCCGGACCTGTGGCAGCACTCCTTTCACGCAAGTCTCTGGCATTTTGAAGAAGGTCGCTGATGCCTCCGGTAATTTTTCCGAACACATCGCCTCCGAGAATATCTCTTGCCGCTGTGTCTGAGCCTGCATCTACGGCCTCTGCAAATTGATCCAGTTGGGCATCTGATGGAGGCTGTGCCATGCCTGTGGTGTCAGCAACATTTACTCTGCCCAGAGTTTCAGCGATACCAGAACCAAAACCACGGAATCTTTTTTTAAGCCTTTCAAGCCTTAATCCTCTAAGCGCCTGGTTGATCTGTGTTTTTCTCTGGCTGTTTTCTCCGCTAAATCCTAATGATCTTTTTTCTTCTTTCAGTTCCTGTATCTGTTGGTTGTAGTCATCCAGCTCCCAGTCATCTGTATCGAAACCAGAACTGAGAGAGCCACCCATTCTCAGATTGACAATGCCTCTGTCGTAATAGTTTTGAGTATCTTGGAGTTGCAATAGCTTATCAATCCCACCGGGAGTGGGGGTAATGCCTAATTGTTCAATGAGCTCTACTTTCATTTTCGCATCACACTTGGTTGCGAAGACCCCATAAGCCGAGCATCTTCATAGTATTATGTTTTTTAATCTACAAATCAATTGATATCGCTCCATTGGTACTGATTGACAGTGTGCCAACAGCCCCGGTTGCGCTCAATCCGTTGTCAGATCCTGAGTAAATATCGTTCCACTTGGCGCCATCGTAGACCTGCAAGCTCTTGGCATTGAGGTTCCAGATGACATCGCCGGCATTGAACTTGTTCTGGTTCATGGTGGTCAGCGTGTATTGGGGCGTTTCCGTGGGGTCAAAAGAACCCAGGTTCAGCTGTAAAATGCGGATCATCCTGTTGTAAAGATCAGGAGAAACTTCTGTCAAAGCATTTGGAAGCTGTGTTTCAAGCAATCTGGCCATCAACGCCTGCCATTAATCTTGATATCCATGCGTGTTGCGCCGACCCGAAACCCAAGCCCTGAACGAAGGCCTGAAGAGTTGTCGTCATCGGATTCAAACCGCAGAACCATCTGGCGTCCCCTTGCTCTTGTGTTTATTTTGGTGGTTGAAGAGGTTATCGATGTCGTGGAAGATGTGCTTAAACTTTCTGCCGGCCAGTTGCGCTTCTTCAGCACCACATTCATGGCCGCATTTGCATTCGATCCGGTGAATTTTATGTCCGGGATAATCCGATTGACAAAGCTGAACTGTTCGCCTTCTTCAATATCCAGGCTACTCGATTCTATATAAACATTGTCCATGGGCGAACCATCTGCGTCGTAACCCGTTTCTTGTTTGTAAAGGTAGTTGTTGGTGTCGGTCCCGGTAGCCCTCGGATAGTCCTCGATCCCCTCGTCAAGCCACGCATGTCGTTCTAGTTGGCCGATTGACCAGGTGTTGTCAACGTAGTTGTAAATGACATATCTGTCTATCTCGGTTGAACTGCTTGATGGATAAAACCAACCCACTTCATCAAAGGACTTGTTTAAAAAACCGAATACTTTATAGGCCTGTGTAAGATTGATGTCGTTAAATACATAATAATGAACCGAAGAAGGGACTGAAGCAACTGACCCGTTATAAGAATAGAATCCTTTGAGATCCATCCAGAATATTCCTTGAGGCGAGTTAATGGCAGCATTAGGACCGATAAGCCCCACCCCTTCATTAATAAGATTGTTGCTGAAAGTGTAAGGAGATCCCACAAACGCCATGGAATAAAGCGCTGTGTCTGTCCATACCAGAGTTTCCTGACGCGCTCTTATCGCACCAACGATCAAAGAGCCTGAAGAAAGCCTAAAGGATCCGGCTGTGTTGGTAAGTTTTGGCTCCCATTCGGGTGCATTTTCCTGATCACACCAACAGATAAACATGGGATCGATTGATCCCGTCCTGGCGGTTCCCCCATCATTCAAGGGATCTGCGCCAAAACAAATGATATGGCGGTCAATGTCGCTGACCAGAATCTGAAACGCCTTGGTTGGCGGAAGATTTGCCCCTGACAAATCAGAAAATGAAACAGCTCTGGTGCTTAAACCATTGGTGTTATCCCAATAATAAATGCCGCCTGCGCGTGGATTCATTACCTCGTCTTCGCCAAAATTATCGTGAGTCCATGTACGCAACTGATTGGTGTCTGAAATTGTGGCAATAGAGCCCCAACCACCATCCCCCCATGCATTGGCTCCCCATCCAGAAGAAGGAACATACACATCCAGTCCTACATTAATCTGATAAGCACCCACTACACTGGAGCCGCCATTGCCGCTGTCACTGCTATTTGCGGTAACTGTGTCCCCATCTGTGTCCTTGGCCTCAACGGTATAACTATTGGTATTGACAATGGTAGCTATCTGGTATTCCTGGTTTAATACATCGGCTGTAATTAAACCACCTAGAGTAGCGGCACCACTAAAAGTAACGAAATCATTTTTTACTGCGCCATGCGAAGCATCTGTAACAGTAAGGGTTGCATCGCCATTGGTGGCGGAAAACGTTACATCACCAGCAGATGTGGTGACCCGGATTGGGGTCACGTCATTAAAAGCGTTTCCGGACTCTATGTAATATTTGTAAGTTGTTCCCACTCCCAAAAGTTTGGTGGCGGCTAAATTGACCCAGCCATGAAGCGCCCTGCCGGTCCCCAAGTAAGTGTTTACGGTGGCCTTTTCCCAACCGCCTATCTTTTCCGGCAAGCCTTTGCGAAAGCGTATCAGGTTGGCATCATACCAACCGCCTTCGTTGCTGTAATCGGTTCCTTCCCGGTTGATTCCTGGTCTGAGAATGTATTTTGCTAATGGCATTTATTTGGCGTCCTCTTCTTCTTCATCCATTTCCCTATAGTAACCTACAATATGGAGGATTTGCTCTAAATACCTGGTCACTTCACCCATAGTCATGGATAAGTTCTCATAGCCCTGGGAAGTCAGTCCGTAGTACGCGACCCTTGGCTCTTCTCCTGCTTCCAGGTTCTCAAGATACTGTTGCATTATATCAGGAGAAAGTATCCGCCATTCTATTCCTGAAGACTCAATCGGTTCAGGCAATGGTGGATGGTAAATCGGTGCGGTTCTAGCGACTGTTATAATTTCTACAGGCTTTGTCTCTGGAACCATTGTCTGTGCTTTCCTTTCTCCAAAAAGAGAAAACGAGGTGCAGCCACTAATTGACAACAGTATTAGTAGTATCAACAGCTTCTTCATTAAACTGATCCGGATTGGTTATTACATTTAA